TTACATCTTACACTTGCATCATGTAATCAAATTGTTAGAAAATTTGGAATTGATCACGTGGTGTTTTGTCTCGAGGGCCGTAGCTGGCGCAAAGATTTTTATGAGCCCTATAAAAAGAATAGAATTGTAGATGCACAATCACAAACCCAAGCAGAGAAAGAAGAAAACGAGTTATTTTGGGAAACGTATGAAAAGTTCACAACATTCTTGCGTGAGCGGACAAACGTAAGTGTCCTTCGTGATCCTAAGGCAGAAGCTGATGATTTAATTGCACGTTGGGTGGCACTGCATCCGGAAGATGAAAATTTTATAATTTCAAGCGATACAGATTTTATACAACTCATTACGGAAAAGACTAAAATTTATAATGGTATCACTAATCAATTGATTACACTTGAGGGTTATTTTGATGACAAAGGTCGTATTGTTAAGGATAAAAAAACTGGCGAGCCCAAACTGTTAGGTGACCCACAATTTATTTTGTTCGAAAAATGTATGCGTGGAGATTCTACAGACAACGTGTTCAGTGCTTATCCCGGGGTGCGTACTAAAGGTAGTAAGAATAAAGTTGGATTGATTGAGGCCTATGCTGATAGAGAAAAGCAAGGATTTTCGTGGAACAATTTACAACTTCAACGCTGGTTGGACCATAATCAAGTAGAACATAGGGTGCGTGATGATTATGAGAGAAATCGTGTACTGATTGATCTTACCTGTCAGCCGGATGAAGTTAAAAAATCAGTAGATGAAAACATTCGTGCGGGTGTGCGTATAACAGTTACACCTCAAGTAGGAATTCACTTTATGAAATTCTGCGGCCGGTATGAACTTACAAAGATTTCAGAAAATGCAGATTATGCAAAATGGTTGAATGCGCCTTATAAAGGAAGTTTAGTATGAGTGAACGAATTAAAGAATTGATTGAACAAGTAGGGACCGACGTAAGTGGTAAATGGATGAACGTTGATAATTCAGAAAAATTCGCCGAATTGATTGTTCGGAAATGTGCTGATATTGCTGATACTGCGGAACCATTCCTTGCTTCGGATTTAATTAAACAACATTTTGGAGTTGAATAATGACAAGAGATTATAAAAATTTACAATATATTTTAAACAAAACACCAGATGAATTATATGAGTGGTGGAATACATTAGATGATGAGGATCAAGCATATGCTATGGAAATCATTGTAGAATATCGTAAAATGCTAGATGAACCACTAGTAGAGGATTTGTCTTTAGCACATAGTGTACTAAAACAGTTTATGTTATAATGCCAACACTAGCAGAATATTTCAAAGCTAACCGATATTCGGGTAAATACAGTATTGGTGATCGTGTTATTGGTAAATGGAATAAGATTCCTTTTGTTGGCACGGTGGGTAATGATACACTAATTAATGAAATTGAAGGGCCGAGAATCAGTGTACATTTAGATTTGCCTATCAAATACAAAAATGTAGTATATAATATTTTACTTGTTAAACACAAAGACATAAGGTTATTCACATGAGCACCATATCCGCACCCACTCCCTTACTTAATTATACCTTACGGTATAATATGTTAAAAGATATCATAGAAGCAACAAAGAAAACTGATATTAAACGGGATGATAATCGGGAAAAAGATAAAATATTAAGTATACAAGCAGATAAACGTATGGATCAACATAGATTGTTTTTAGAAAGCATACAGGAAGTTAAACGATATGAATCGTTAAAACTTACAAAAGAATATCAGGAGTACCAATATCTATATAGTTTGGGTACAAAGGTTGACAAATACATTTAATGATGTTACACTTACACAGAGGAATAAAAATGACTAAAACACTAATTGCAAAACCCGTAGTTAAAAATCAATTTTGGATTGTTACAGATGGCAAAGAAAAAGTCGGTAATGTATTAGCTGATGGTTCTGGCTTTGAAGTTAAATTGAATGGTAATAAAAGCCATTATAAAAATACTACAGCTATCAAACGTAAGACAAATATTGAATTTGAAACTGTACAAAAAGCAGATAAAACTAAACACGACTTGCCCTTTAAGGTATATCCTACAACAGGTACAGTGTTCAATAGCATGTTAGATATAAAACGTAAATTACATTTGTTTACTACAGGTATTAAAAGTAAGTGCTATCATGCCGCAGGATGGTTTGTAATTCAACAGGGAAGTGAAAAAACAACAGTTTTTTGTCCTAAATACATCTTTATTGAGCGTTATCCATATCAAGGTCCGTTTAAAACAGAAGATGAAGCAAAAAGCATGATAAATAACTGATGATACATATTAAGCGATTCGTGGATAAAGTAACCCTGATTGAAGGCAAACAGGGAAGAGATGTGGTTATTCCCATAAGTGAAGCCCGCGGATTGCGTGATGAGTTAACTAAATTACTTGTAGATAACTATGAACTTTTACAGAATACAAACAAAGTAGAACCAATATTTCAAGTAGAGATGAACGGTGGTAGATTTTAATGAGTAGAACACAACCTAAAATATTACTTGAATTAGTAGACAAAGTAACATATAAATGTGACCAGATTGTAGAGGCTGCGGGTATATGGGCCGTATTTTTTGACGGTCAACCTATCAATTTAAAAAGCCAACATTATTTAGATAACGAAGCAACACCTAAGTATAAAAAGACTAGCTTTAGTAACCCAGGACATGCACGTAATTTATGTCGTAAATTGAATGTACAATTCAAAACAGATAAGTTTACCGTAGTCTTTATGAATTCCGGTAGAGTTGTCTACCCAGATGAGTAAGCGTAAGACACTTAAAGAAACTATAACAGAAGTTGTATTGGCTCAACTTCCTGATTCATTAATTCAAGAAAAAAACAGCTCGGTAGATAAACTACTTTTTAAATGGTGGATGACTGGGCGCCAAGACGGATTGCGTTTAACTGATGTAGGTGATCTAGCATTTAGAACAGCAGAAATAGAATTCTATCAGTATGAACTCAAAATACAGCCTGAAACTCAATATCATGCTTATATATTAGAACTTAATAAAAAAATTAAGTGCCCATATTATATGGGGGTAAATAAACTTGAAAAAAGAAGTTTCCCCTACATACGATTTTATGACAGTAAAATTGCCATGATGATAAGTTTATATGGAAATGTAAATGAATATTTAGATAGCATAAAGGTAAAAAAATGACAGAAAAGAAAAACCCAAATCCATTTATTAATTTAGCTAACGAAGCTAAAAAGAAAAATACACCAATGTTAACAGGTAAAAAGTCTGAACAGAAAGTTCCAAAGCCTAGTAAAGGTTTTGGAGGTGCAAGTGTTGTTCGTAGAACGGGTAGAGGTGGTTAATACCGCTGACCCTCATTACGCATACGTTTAATGAAGTTTAAATAGGTGCTACATATTCCATAGCATCTTAAATGTACTGTACTAAGTAATCCACGATCCTTAATTTCAGGAAGCGCAATGATACTAGTATCATTTACCGGTACAGTACCGGGTGTCCATAACTTATTGCTACTAGTTAATGCATTTACATTAGGATTAGGTTGATAAAAATAGTTTGGATAATTTTTTAATGGTTGTGTAGTAAACCAGTCGTATGTTTCCTGATTCCCAGATTTAATCCAAAAACGATTACCCTGTAGATATTTGTCAGTTACTGGAATAGGTGCAGCTTCTGGACCTACACATAACGTATTATCTATTCTCCAAACATCGACCATACAAGCAAATCCATTATTAAAGGATTTTCCTATTTGGTCAGGAGTATTGGCATCTTCATAGTCTTTTCCGTCAAAGATTCCCTGATAAGATATATATAACATAATGTATTTATGTCAACTAAACAGTTGGCTACCGCGTTATATATATGTAGACTGTAAAAATCTACTTCATTAACCATAAAGGAAACTTAAAATGAAAACATTAGCAATCGTAATCCTATCAACATTATCACTAACAGCAATGGCTCAGACCACAGCTCCTGCCGCTAAGCCAGCAACTGCACCAGCCGCTACTGCACCTGCTAAAGCAGAAGTACCAAAAGAAGAAATGAAATTGGCTAAGAAAAAGGATGCTCCCAAGGCAGACACAAAAAGTGATGCCAAGCCAGCAAAAGCTGATGATAAAAAAGCCGAAACTTCTAAGAAGTAAT